GCTTTAAGGGTCTTCTCTTTAACATCGAGCGTGATGCTAACCATATTGGTCAAGATACACGGCGTGGTAAGGGTAACTTTATCGTTTGTTCTGCAGACGTTGCTTCTGCTCTGGCAATGGCTGGTGTTCTGGATTACTCCCCAGCACTCTCCACAAACCTAAACGTTGATGACACTGGCAATACTTTTGCTGGCGTTCTAAATGGCCGCTTCCGCGTTTATGTTGATCCGTATTCGGCAAACCTCGGTGCAGCTAGCCAGTTCTACATGGTTGGTTACAAGGGTACGAGCCCGTATGACGCAGGTATTTTCTACTGCCCATACATTCCTCTCCAGATGGTTCGTGCAGTTGATCCTAACAGCTTCCAGCCAAAGATTGGCTTCAAGACTCGTTACGGCATGATTGCTAACCCATATGTCACCCAGTCTAACGGTACGGTTGACGCAGATACTTTTACTGCTAACCGCAACCAGTACTATCGTAGAACTGCAGTTACAAACCTGATGTAATCAAACCGACGTAGATCGGTACTTAAGAGGGAGCATTTAGCTCCCTCTTTTTTTGTCATAAATATGTGAAAGGAGTTGACTTTCATGGCATTTACACCTAATGTATCAAGTATTCTAAGTTCAGTTAATACGCCTGTAACGGTATATAACTACTTAAGACCTAATGCTTTTAAGTTTACTATTAGCGATCTACCAAACGTTGCTTATACTTGTCAATCTGCAAACATTCCAGCTGTACAGCTTGGTTTTGCCACTCAACCTACACCCTTTATTGACATCCCCACTATTGGAGATAAATTAACCTATTCTGAATTTAGTATCCGTTTTCTTATTGCAGAGGATATGGTAAACTATAGAGAATTGTTGGAGTGGATTGTGGCTCTAGGATTTCCTGAAAATTATGAAGAGTATCCAGCGTTTGTAGGTGATAGGTTAGGTAGATTTCCGTTTTATAAAAATTCTCAAGGCAACACAGATGCGTTGGCTTATTCCGACGGAACTCTTACAATATTAGATTCTGTAAACAATCCTAAGATAAACATTTTCTTTAAAGGTTTATTTCCAACAAGCGTAGAAGCATTAGATTATGATATCACAAGTTCGTCGGTTGATTACTTAGTAGGAGTGGCTTCATTCAAGTATAAGATGTTTGAAATTGAGGCTTTATGATTAATTTTATGGAGTTATTATGGCAAAAACAACAACAAGGCAAATTACACTTAATATAGATGAAGTTCGTAAATCAAGATTCTTTGTAGCAACTCCGTGTTATGGTGGTCAACTAACAGAACCTTATTTTAGATCAGCTGTTAAACTAATGACTTTTTTTAATGGTCATAAAATTCCTCTCGCTTTTGGTACAATTGCAAACGAGTCTCTCGTTACTAGAGCTAGAAACGTTTTGCTTGCATATTTTTTAAACTCAGATTTTACACACTTACTTTTTATCGACGCAGATATTGAATTTCAGGTAGATGATATTCTAAAGCTTTGGCATCATAATAAGGAGGTAGCAGTTGGTGCTTATCCTAAAAAAGGGATCAATTGGTCTACAATTAGACAAATAGTTGAAGATGATACTAAAAGTAAAAAAGTTGATACAAGTAAGTTAGCTGCATATGGAGCTGATTATGCTATTAACTTTAAATTTATTAATCGGGAAGAAAAAACTATTGGTGTAGAAAATGGTTTAATTAGACTACACGATGCTGGTACTGGTTTTATGATGATACAGAGAGAAGCAATTCTAAAATTAATCAAAGCTTATCCTGAAATTAAATATAATAATGATGTACAAATGGCTAATGACAATCTAAAAGATCATTTCTACGCTTTATTTGATACAATGATTGATCCTAACGACAGACGTTATTTGTCGGAAGACTATACTTTTTGTAGAAGATGGCAAGGAATTGGAGGAGACATTTGGCTTGATCCCTCCATTTCTCTAAATCATTATGGCTCTTATTGCTTTCAAGGTAATCCAGAAAATATTATACAGCTTGACGCACCGGTAGAGGTTAATCAATCAGAAGAAATTCTCACCGACATTGAACTAGAAAAACTTTAAAATGAAGCTCAGTGAACTTCAAGAAGCTTGGAGTGAAGACTGTAAGATAAATGAAACAGAACTTGGACGCGAGGCAACTCGCGTTCCTACCCTTCACGCTAAGTATCTAACCTATCTCTCTAACGCAAAGCTGAAGCTTCGTAAAGCAGAAGCAGAATACTACACTACTCGTAGGATTAAGTATCGCTATTATAGAGGTGAGATGACAAGAGAAGAGCTTGAAGAGCTTGGTTGGATGCAATTCCAAGGTAATAAACCACTTAAAAATGAAATGGATGAATTTTTACTTTGCGATAAAGAATTAAATGAAGCAATGGATAAAGTAGAATACCTAAAGACAGTTACTTTCACCTTAGAACAAATTTTACGTTCAATAAATTCAAGAACATGGGATGTTAAGTCAGCAATAGAATGGAGTAAATTCACTAATGGTATGGTGTAATGGCTGACATAACAATAATTAAAAAAGATGAGGTTTATTTAAGAGTTCAATGTGAGCCCTCTATTTTTCAGGAATTACACAATCATTTTTCTTTCGATGTTCCTGGCGCCAAGTTTCATCCGTTATATAGAAATAAGGTATGGGATGGAAAAATGCGTTTATTTTCTATCTTTACAAAAGAACTTTATGTAGGTTTAAAACCTTATCTTGAACATTTTGCTGAGGTAAATCATTATACATTAGATACTGAAAAATATATTCGGACTTGCGATATTGTATCTTTTGAAAAAGTAAAAGAGTTTGTTAATCAACTACAACTTACTTCAAAGGGAAAGCTCTTGGAGATAAGAGATTACCAGCTTAATGCAATTAATGAATCAATTAATGACGGAAGAAGGCTTTTACTATCTCCGACAGGTTCAGGTAAATCTCTGGTCATATATTGTTTACTAAGATGGAATGAACAGTTTGGAAGAAAGCAATTAATTGTTGTACCTACAACCTCATTGGTAGAGCAACTTTATTCAGATTTTCAAGATTATTCAAATATAAACGGTTGGAAAGCATCATACAATATTCATAGAATTTATAGTGGCTACGAAAAGGCTACCGAAATGCCAGTAGTAATATCCACGTGGCAATCTCTTTATAAACTTCCTAAAGCCTTTTTTAAGGATTTTAAAGTAGTATATGGAGATGAGTGTCATCTCTTTAAAGCAAAATCATTGACAAGCATAATGAACAAATGTATTAACAGTCCTTATAGGATTGGCACTACAGGTACATTAGATGGTACAAAAATACACAAGTTGGTATTAGAAGGAATGTTTGGACCTGTATATAGAACCACCACAACTAAAAGCTTAATTGAAACAAATCAGTTAGCCAATTTAAAAATATTTGCTGTTGTTTTGGATTACCCAGATGAAGTAAAAAAAGCTAATAAGAGTCTTACATATCAAGAAGAGATGGATTTTTTAGTTCAATATGAACCAAGAAACAAATTTATAAGAAATTTAGCTATTGATCAAAAAGGCAATACTCTAGTACTATTTCAATATGTTGAGAAGCATGGTTCTGTCCTTTGGAAAATGATTAACGATAAAGACAGTAGTCGTAAAGTATGGTTTGTATATGGTGGTACTGATACAGAGCAAAGAGAAAGTATAAGAAAGATAACAGAGGACGAAAACAACGCTATTATAGTTGCATCTTACGGTACGTTTTCGACTGGAATAAATATAAGAAACTTACACAATATTATTTTTGCATCTCCAACCAAGTCTCGTATAAGAAATTTGCAATCTATTGGACGTGGCTTGAGAATAGGAGATAAAAAAACGGAATGTAAGCTTTATGATGTTGGTGATGATGTGAGTTGGAAATCAAGAAAAAATTTTACTCTCTTACATATGGCTGAAAGAATTAAAATTTATGCGGATGAACAATTCGACTACTTACTAACTCGAGTAAAAATCTAATGGAACACGTAAAGTATATTAAATTGATTAATGGCGAAAACTTAATTGTAACAACCGATAGTGATTGTAAAAATTTTAAGAAAAATAAATCATTAAATGTCATTAATCCTGTTCAAATAGTTGGTTTTAAATTAAATCGAGGTCCTATGGTTATGGAATCTTTTGCAATGTCTACCTGGATACGAATGGCTGTAGAAGATGTGATGGAAATTCCCACAGAGAGTATAGTAATAGCTGTTGACATTATACCACAAGCTGTAGAACAATATAAGAAGTTTTTAGAAGAAATAAAAGATACTAGTACTACAGTTAGTGAAGATGAGTCTAGTAGAGAGGAAGATTTTTACGATAATCAATTTGAAGAAGAGGATGATAGAGAGTTTGAACAATTTACAACAAGAAGAAAAACCAGCTCCACTGTCCATTAGTAATCCTAAAAGTAGTCACTACGTAGACAATAAAAAGTTTTTAGAAGAGTTGGTGAAGTATAAACATGAAATTGATTATGCTAAAACGAATGGTTTAGAAAAGCCTTTAGTGTCTAATTATATTGGGGAATGCTTTCTCAAAATAGCAACCCACTTATCATACAAAGCTAACTTTATAAATTATACTTACAGAGATGATATGATCTCTGATGGTATTGAGAATTGTTTGGTAGCTGTAGATAAATTTGATCCATTAAAATCTTCCAATCCCTTTGCCTACTATACTCAAATTATCTACTTTGCTTTTGTTAGAAGAATTCAAAAAGAAAAAAAACAACAAGCTACAAAGTATAAAATGATAGAGAACGTAGATCTCGATCAGTTACTTTTACATTCGGATGGTAATGAAGATTTTGTAAATCACATCATTGACATTATGAGAAAACAGATGGATACTATAGATCCCGATCGTAAAGAAATCAAATCCAAGGCGAAAGCAAAAATAAATGAGCAAGATTAAAATAGCTGAATTATTTTATTCGATACAAGGTGAGGGACGCTTTATGGGCGTCCCTTCTGTATTCTTAAGAACCTTTGGATGTAACTTTACCTGCGATGGGTTTGGAATGCCTAAAGGCGAACGAAGCAAGGAGAGAGACGATGTTGCTGAGAAAGTTAACCTTTTTAAAATTTATAAAGAACTTCCTTTGGTTTCTACTGGCTGTGACTCGTACGCTTCTTGGGATCCTAGGTTTAAGCATCTTTTT